GGTTTGATTCCTTTTCGGCGTTCAAGGCCCATGTCCTGGTTCAGCCGAGCAATCACAAGGTCGTGTCGGTCGAGGTGGTAGAGTCGCAAGACCAATACTGCATGAACGTCAGGCGTTGGCATAATTTTGCTCTTCTTCTTCGTGATGAAGAGGGGAGGGGTGTTTGGCGTTCTGGAGTCTTCGTCAAAAACAGCATGGACGAGGATTTCTTCGTGCCGGTCAGGGCGGGCAAGCGGACCACCGAAATCGACGTCATCAGCGGCCCCGACTATTCCGAGACAGAGACCCTGGAGTATCACCGGGACAAGCTCGTTTCTGCCATCAAGATACCCAAGACTTACATGGGGTATGGTGGGGAGAGCACCAGGAACGCCTTGTCGTCGGAGGACATTCGGTTCGCCCGGACGGTCATGAGAGTCCAGCGTGTCACCAGGAGCGGCTACCGCCAGGCTGGGCGCATTCACCTTATTGCGAAGGGGATGGACGCCAGGGCGGACTTCGACATGCGAATGAACGTCCCGAGTCAGATTCTGGAGCTGGCCCGGGTAGAGGTTATGAGCGCGACGGCGGACCTCGCTAGCCGGATGAAAGAGGACGTTGGTACGAAGTGGGTTCTGACTCACCTCTATAGGTTCAGCGAGGACGAGGCGGCGGCGGTGATGAAAGAGCGCAGCCAAGAGGACTTGGACCGAGGTAAGCGTGAGGCCCAAATCGAGAAGATGCGAATGGAGGGGATGGACCCGGCGGAGCAGCGGCAGGCCATTCTCCGGGGAGACTTGGATGTGCGTCTCTCGAAGCTGATGACAGCGGTGTCAAAGCAAGATTGGCGCCGAGGGTTCGATGGTTCTCGGCAGGCGGAGCGGCGTGCTGACGACAAAATTTCTCGCGTACTGAAAGAGAGCCGGGACACAACGCGGCGGCTCAAAGAGCTGGGGGGACTGATGACAGAAATCAGAGGGGCGTTCCGAGCTTCTGCTGCCCCGCCCATGTGATAGTATCCGGTTGAGTAGTTGACATGGGTTCAATCATGGCCGTAGGTTAGCTCACTAGAGCGACTCACACCCGTAGGCGACATGACACGAAAACTGGTTGACGGAGAATTCCTCTCGCGGCTTATCGAAGGCTCCTACGAGGAGGCTATTCGGAAGTCTGACGAGATGGTTGAGTGCCACGCTGAGCTGTTCGGCGGTGGTGAGGGAGTCCAGCTCAGGTCTTGGACATTTCCTAGCCACGTCATCGTCGCAAACTCAGAGGGCGAGTTTTTTCGCGCTTCTCTCGGTGTCACAGAGGACACTGGGGAACGGGTTTTCGAGCAGGTGGAGCGCATTGACGTGCCTGTTCGGGAGGCTCGGTCGATGGCCAAAGAGGCCCGTGATATGGCTCACGAGGCAGTGGCGGCCATCTTGTCTGGCGAGCGGGGCAAGGCCGTGGGCGCGGTGAACGAGCTTCACCAGTTGGTCCAGGGCGGTGTCCGGCTGACGGCCCAGGCGGTCGAAGACGACTTGCTGAGCGCGGCCCTGTCCGAGCAGGAGTGGTTCGGCGCGGTGCGTGAAAACGAGCGGGCCATGCGGACCTTCGTCGGCGCCGAGGGGAACCGGCCGACCCCGCAACCTCGGTTCAGCAACATCGAGGAGCAGACGGCCGACCGGGAAGGCCGGTTGCGTCGTATTGTGGCCAGTTCGCTGGTGACGCTGAAAGAGCACCTGTCCGGATTGTGCAATTCGCTTGCACTCGCCCGGGAGGTGTCCGAGGCCCACGTCTTGCGTTCGGGGCAGGACGTTCCCATGGCGGCAGAGGATTTCGTGGAGTTTGTTGGGGCCTTCGATGCTGACCTGTGCAGCACGAAGGGCATCGTGGAAGACGCCATCATGGTGGCCGAGGACGGAGCCCTGGACAGCCTGGCCCGCATTCATGACGGCGTGGCGTCCAGGATGCACGAAATGGCACTAGCGGCGGCATTCTGCGAAAAATTGGCCCGCCGATTCGACGCCCCGGCGGCGTAGAGGGAGGGGTCAATGAGCGCGTTCCGGCATATCGACAACCTGAAAGTTCGTCCCCTGGAGGAAGAGCTGGCCGAGATGGGGCTCAACCCGGCCCGCGTCCTGGGCGAAATCGACCGTCAGACAGCGTTGCTGGAAGATGGCCCGTCTCCGCTGGACCCGGCGGGAGTGAGGGAGGGCGACAGTTCGGCGCGTTCTCTGGCCGAGTATGGTTCCTATCTTCTGGCTGAAAAGTGCGAGCCAGACGAAGACGAAGACAAGGAAGAGGACGACGACGAGGAAGAGGACGAGGGGGACGACTCCGAGGGCATGGGGGAGTCTGACGAGCTGGAAGAGTCGGGCGACCTGGGCAAGGGGTACACCACGGCGTTTAAGCTGGTGAAGAGCTACGGCTTTTCGTCGGCCGAGGCAAAGAAGCTCCTGGACCAATGGGAAGAGGGCTGGGGTATCACGGGCATGCCGGGGCTCAAGGTGAAGGACCCGAAGGCCCAAAAGCTGAAGCGGGAGCTGCTGAAGATTCAGAACAAGTTCGGCAAGCCGGAGAAGACCAAGCAGGCTGTTCCCGGTTACGGGGAGGACTTCGACGACGGTGGCGAGCCCGAGCTGTCCGAGGTTTCTCTTGGGAAGCTGCATTCGGCGCTGGAGGTTGCTCTCAAAAACGCGGACAGGGGCAGGCCGACGCGAGTAGGGAAGGGCATTGACCAAATCTCCTTCGAGGAGGCCAAGTGGCTCGTCAAAAAGCGGGTGGGTCAGTGGGTCGAGACTCAGTTCGATAAGAAGAACGCCATCTCTGTCGACCGGAACGACCGGCGGGCATGGGACCTCTTGGACAGCCTGGGGAGCCAGCTCTACGATGATGTTTCCACTGGCGACCCCGAGCTGGTCGAGGCCAAATGGATTCAGAAGGCCATCAAGGACCCGGGCCGCGTGCGGGAGTACCTGGGCGTGCCGGATGGCGAGACAATCCCGATGGCCAAGCTGGACGCAGCCATCGAGAAGCTGAAGGCCGTCGAGGAAAAGACGGACGAGCAGCAGAGCTTGATGTCGGCATTGGTTTTGGCCAAGCGGCTGAAGGGGGGCATCGACGAGGGTCTGGACGAGGACCACATTGCGGACCTTCTCTACCTCATCGACGAAGGGTGGGAGCTGGACGAGGGCTTCCAGGCGCTGGACGAGGTCAGGTTCCAGATAACGAAGAAAAAGCGCGGAGCTGAAGCCCGTGTGCTCAAGCGCAAGCGTCATCGTAAATACCTGAAGCATCGCGGCGAATTCAAGATGGCCAGCAAGATGTACCGCAAGCGGTTCAAGCGGAAAATCAAGCGGCGCGAAAAGGTCAAGCAGCGCAAGTTCGGGTCGGAGCGGCTGCAGAAGCTCCACAAGCAGGGCAAGCGCGTCGTGATGGCTGCCTGGGCTGACCAGATTGCGTCAATCCAGGAAGAGCTGAAGCTGTCCGAGAGCCAGGCCAACCTCACTCCCCAGGAGGATGTGGACGAGCCGGTGTCCATCGTCGCCGAGGCGGCCCTGAATGCGGCAGACACCGCCTGGTACCTGGGCGAGGTCTTCGACGCCGTAGGGGACGAAGCGGGCAAGCTCCTGATGGACCTGGCGCGGAAGGCCGTAGCGCTGGCGGATTCCATCGACGAAGCGGGCGAGCCGACCGAGGAGCAGGAGCAGCAACTCGAAACGGTGCTCAACGCGGTGGTCCGTGCTCTGGCGGAGTACGAGTCCATGGGCTCCCCTTCGTTGGGCGAGGCCATTGGCATTGGCCTGGTTGTCGAGGGGCGTGGTTCCTGGGAGGAGCTGGTCGAATACAAGCCCCCCACGCCCGGAGAGCTGGCGGCCCGTTCAGGCGGCAAGGGAGTCGCGCACGGGCAGACGATGCCAGTCGGCAAGACGTCTGCTCCTGACACTTCTCTCGCGGGCAAGTACCTCAAGGCCATCAACATGGCCATGCAGTCGATGAACCGGGACAAGGCCATGGCGGCGGCGAAGAACGTCGTCAAGGCCCACACGGTCATGGACGCCAAGGGGAAGAAGGTTTCGTCGGTCCAGGACATGGCCGACGTGCTGCGGGTGATGTACTACCTGTCTCAAATCACCGGACTCAAGGCCCCCGCGTGGATGTATCGCGGCAAAGAGAAGCCGTGGTTCGTGATGAAGGGCGACGAGGAACCGGAGGCCAAGCCGGCCTCGGTAGACGCCAAGATGGTTTCGGCGCTCAAGGCGCTGGGGGCTCCGGCGGGGTTGCTCAAGGCGATGGGCGAGGAGTTCGAGCACGTTGTCGATTTCGTCTTCTCCCTGGACGAGGCTGGCATGGGCCCCCATTCGGTAGTTCCCGGACTCGACCCGGACCAGGAGCGTATTTTCGATGCCGTCGTGCTGATAGCGTCGAATGACGGTGCCTCTTATCGGAAGAACGACGTTGGAGGGGCGGTCAAAAAGGCAATCACCGAATACAAGAAAGACGCGGCTCGGGACCTGCAATTTGACCTGAAAGCGATAATGCTCCCCGCAACGCGGGAGATTGCCCGGCGTTGGGCAGTCTCGAAGGTGTAAGCGTGGGGTGGGTCCCTCTTGATACGCTGTTCGAGGCTCCACGCGAGCGTCGGACAGCATATCAGAGCGGCCGGCGCGAGCTGTTTGGCGTGGAGACCCGGCGAAATATCATTGGCTTTGAAAAGCCCGGTGAGCGTAAGATGGTTTCCAAGCGAAAGCGGCCCGAAAAGTTTCAGAGCGTCCTAAACAGGACCAATTTGAGGGCCAAGACGACGAAATCGAGGGTCTGGTAAATGGCGCAACTCCTCATTGACTCAATGCCGCTGGAATTCACTCTTGAGGAAGCAAAAGAGACCCCTGGGAAGTACGTGGTTCGGGGGCAGTTCGCTCGCAGTGACAAGCCGACAGAGAACAAGCGGCTCTACGGTCCCCACCTGTGGGAGCGTGAAATCGGCCGGCTGTCAGAGGCGCTCAAGGGTCGCATGGTCATGGGCGAGTTGGACCATCCGGCCGACGGGCGGACCAAGCTCCAAAGAGTCAGTCATATCCTGACCAATCTGCACAGCGAAGGCGGGGAAATCAAGGGCGAGGCTGAGTTGCTGGACACCCCAAATGGTCGAATTGCCAAGGCCATTTTGGATGCGAACGGAAAAATCGGCGTATCCAGTCGGGGGTTTGGGACGACCAAGTCCATGGCGAATGGGGTGCAAGAGGTCCAGGAGGACTTCGTTCTTCACACCTTCGACTTTGTTGCGGACCCTGCCATGAAGACGGCGTATCCCGAGGTATTCCACGAGGAAACGCAAAAGATACCGGAGGACGGCATGGAATTGACCCTGGAAGACCTCAAGAGGGACTACCCAGGGCTTGTGGAGGCGCTGTCGGGCGAGGTCAAGCACGCCGCTCTGACGGAGGCCAAAGAAGCCCACGGGCACTCTCTGACCGATGCGGTGAATGAGGCCGAGGAGCGGACAGAGGCGAGGCTGCGCGAGCAATTCGCCGGCGAGCTTCGTCGAGCCATCGAGCAGGTGGAAGAGGCCGCTGTAGAGAAGGCCACCAGCGAGGCTCTGAGCGACCCGAAGGTGGCCCAGGCCAAGGTGGTCCTGGAGCAGATTGCCCGGGTCATCGCCCCGTTTGGCGTGCCGATGGATGCGCAAGCGACCATCGACGCCAAGGACGAGGAGATTGCCAAGCTCAAGGGCATCGTGGCCGAGCGCGAGCTGGAGGTCCAGGCAGCCCAGAAAGAGGCTGCGGAGCTGAAGGTAGTCGCCACCGAAGCCGCCTATCAGTTGCACCTGGAGCGGCTGGTAGCCGAGGACGAGGCCCGGGACACGCTCATCAGGCTGGTGGGCAACGTGGCTCAATACGACTCCGTTGGCGAAATCGAGACGAAGGTGGAGGCGGCGCGACAGGAGCTGGCCAGGGCCAAGGTGCAGGAGCAGGAGAAGTCGGAGGCCCGTGACGCCGAGACGACGGCCAAGCTCGAAGAGCTGGAGGCCAGAATCAAGGCGGCCGAGGAGAAGGCCGAAGAGGTCCAGGCCGAAAAGGAGCGAGCAGACGAGCGTACTCGCAAGGCCTTGCAGGTGGCCGAAGAGATGCAGCTCGCGCTTCATGTCGAGCAGCGAATCAATGGCCATCCTGGAGCCGACGACCTGCGTGGCCTGTGCGAGTCTGCCTCGACGGTGGAAGAGGTGGACAGCATCATTGCTGGCTACGACAGGCGGCATCCGGAGCCCCCGAGCCTCGACGAAGAACAGGCGGCTCGGATTCGGAGCCGTGTGGCGCGGGGCAAAGAGCGAGACCAGCACGAAGACACTTACGGTCGTCCCGAGGGAAGCAACGGGAAAAGCAATGGAGCCGACCACAGTGCGGACCCGTTGGCTTCGCTGGGTTTGACCGAGGAGCAGTTTGATGAATTTGCCGGGACGAAGGGTCTCGGAAACTAGGCCTCCTGGGGCCGCGAAACGAGGAGGATGTGATGGAAGCGCGTAACATGCTCGCAGAGGCTGGCGCCAGGAGCATCAGGAATGAGTCCTACGCCGAGCAACTGAAGGGGAAGTGGGGCAAGTATCTCAAGGGCGTCAACGAGAACCATACCCAAAAGGTCATGGCGATGCTCTTCGAGAACCAGTTCGGCGACATGCGTCGTCAACTGACCGAGGACACGCTCGCAGTCAACGCCGGGGAGTACACGAAGTACATTTTCCCCGTTTTGCGTCGCGTTTTTCCCAATCTCATCGCGAACGAGATTGTCTCGATTCAGCCGATGACCGCGCCGGTCGGAGCCGTCTTCTACTTCGAGTACAAGCACGGCAAGAGCAAGGGCTCGACGGCGGCCGGGACCAACCTGCTCCAGAACTTCGACGAGAACTACTCGGCGGAGCTGGTGCAGTGGGAGCAGCTCGCTTCGGTGGTAGCCGGCGGCGAGTGGTCCGGTGGCACCCCCGGCTCGGCCATCCTGGCGTACAGCCCGGTTCGGCCGCTGGACGCCTCTCTGGGACTCCAGGTCACCATTCAGGAGTACAACCCGACGACCGACACCGTGGTCCAGGCGAAGGTGGACGACGGGGCGGGCGCCTTCACGGGCGGTGGTGCCGGTGCCATCAACTACGCCAACGGCCAGGTGACAGCGTTCACCTTCCCGGCGGCCACCACGGCGGGCAACGTCGTTCGGGCGTCGTACAGCTACGACTCCGAGGCGAACCGTCTGGTCCCGGATGTGTTCATCGACATCGAGCTGCAAGAGATTCGGGCCCGGTCCCGCAAGCTCAAGGCTCGTTGGAGTTCCGAGGCGGCCGACGACCTTCGCGCCTTCCATGGTGTGGACGCGGAGACCGAGCTGGTTTCGGGCATCAGCCAGGAAATCAGCCTGGAGCTGGACCGGGGCATCCTGGAAGAGCTGTTCACGGCCAGCGCGGGCATCGTTCGTGCGTTCGACTTCACCGTGCCGGCTGGCATGAGCGAGGTGGACCACATTCGTTCGGTCATGACCCAGATGTCGAATGTCTCCTTCCAGATTCACAAGGAGAGTCGGCGGGCGCCGGCCAACTGGGGCGTGACGAGCCCGGAGATTTCGGCGAAAATCATCCAGCTCCAGACGCACATGGACTATCGGGCCCCGTGGGTTTCCAACCCGGACAGCCCGACTGGCCCCTACGATGGCACCGTGCTCCCGCCGAGCTACGGCCCCATCACGAGCCACTTTGGCATCCTTCGCTTGGGCCCCTTGTCCAACAAGTGGATGATGTACCAGGACCCCTTCTTCCGTAGCAATTACATCATGTTGGGTCTGAGGGGCAATTCCTACCTCGACGCAGGGTTCGTTTTCAGTCCTTATGTGCCCCTGCAGCTCACTCCCACATTTCTCGACCCAGAAGACCAGACCTACAAGAAGGGTCTGCGCACTCGTTACGCAACGAAATTGCTGCGTTCCGAGTGGTACGGGCGCGTCCAAATCACGGGCGGCTTGTAGGGCTGAAAACCAAAGAATCTCCTTTCTAAAAACTCAATAAACATAAACACCACTAAGCATCTTTGAAGGCAAGAGCCAAGGGTGGTACCATTGCAAGCGATATCTTATGGTTGGAGGGGTCGGCCCTCTTCTCGCAAAGGAAGGAAAGCCCTATGGCTCACAGATACGTGAAACATCCCCAGTACAAGGGAAAGAGTCTGACCATTCGACGTGGGCGGCAGGACAAGGCCGTGGGCGACTACGAGGTCCTCGAAGGTCGTGAGTGGGAGAGGTTCGTGGCTCAGGGCTTGCTGGTCCCCGTGGTAGAGGAGGAAGTTCCCCCGCCGAAGACTCCTCCGACCCCCGTCGTTCCGTCCCCGTCCCCTCCCCCGCCTGCTCCTCCCAAGGAAGAGTCCCCCAAAGAGGAGCCCCCCAAAGAGGAGCCCCCCAGGGTGGTCAAAGAAGAGAAGGCCAGCGAGGGTTCAGTGTCCAAGTCGCCAGCGTCCAAAATGAGCGGCCTGGGCGGCAAGCGCAAAAAGTCAAAGAAGCCGGTTGCTGACGAGTAGGACGTGCGTGACCCCTCCTGTAGACTGAGCGAGGAGGAAGTATGGCCCTACCCTGCACAAAAGATGCTGCTGTGGCGTGGATTCGTCGGAAGCTCGGCTGTGGCGTGGTTGCAGTCGAGCTGACCAATGACCAGGCCGAGGATGCTTTTGATGACGCTGTCCGCTGGTGGGTAGCGCGTAAGGGGGTAAAGAAATACGCCGCGCAGAACCTGACGCCTGGGGTTCAGGAGTACACCATGCCGACGGACTGCGACATGGTGTTGCAGCTCTGGTTCCCCGGGGTGCAGCTCGACATCATCGCGGCGGTCAACCCCTATGCCTTCATTGACGTGGACCAGCTTCCAGTGGCCTACAGCTCTATCACAGGGGTGCCGGGCGGGAGTTTCTACGGCACTTTTATGCAAATTCTCCAGCACGCAGAGACGGCCAGAAGAGTGGTGGGGAGCGAGCCGGCCTGGGAGTACCGCAAGAGCGAGAACATGCTGTGGGTGTTTCCGCGCAACCAGCGCAATGGTTCTGCGGTGGTCCGATATGTCTCGAACGATTTGACCAGCGAGACTGAGACTGACGAGTTCTGTTCAAAAATCACGGTGAGAGACCGCGACTTGATTTTGCGGTATGCACGGGCAGAAGCGAAAGAGACGCTGGGAACCATCAGGGGAAAATACGGGGAGTGGCCAACCGCCGGCGGGACGCGGACAATGGACGGAGACACGCTCCGGACCGAAGCCCAGGCCGAGAAGGAAACACTCAACGAGGAGCTGTTGGGCTTGAGTGACCCGGTGCCGTTCTTGACGGGGTGAGGAGAAATACATGGAAGAGCAGCAGAAGCTAATGGAAGCCATTGAGGCCAAGCTCGACGAGCATGGCTTGCTGGAGCGCACTCAGGGGGGCGCTTTCACGGCGATGACTCATGTCATGAAGGCCAACCCGAAGTTCAAGCAGGAGCTGGCCCAGGCAGCGCTCGACGGGATGCTGCGCCGGCTGAAGGCCGAGGCGAAGAAGTACAAGGGGAACCTGGGTGGTTGGCGTGGAGAGGTGGCAGCGGGGTTTTCGCAGAAGCGGAACCTGGAGACTATCTCGACGATGGCTCGGGGAGAGATGGACCGGGCGGTCACAGCGCTCCTGCAGAAGATGCTCACTTGACCATGGCGTGGGTTCCCCTTGAGCAGCTCTTCGAGGGTCCCCGGCAGCGGGCTCGGGGCCGGGGCAAGACGAAGGCCCAGATGGTTCCCGCCATGGTGTCCCATTGCGTTCTGAGGGTGAAGGAGAAGGGGAAGGATACCAAGGAGGCCTGGCGCATTTGCAGGGCCCAGCTCACCAAACAGGGCTACATGAAGCCACCGTACAAGACGAACGCGAAACTCCCGGACGATGTGCGGCCCACGCAGAAGGGGGTTCGGCGGGGCATGAAGCACGCCATGGAGAAGGACGCGCCGGAGAAGTTCAAGAAATTCAAGGATGCCTTGCGGGGTATCGAGACGGG